CAATCAAATCTTCAATCATCTGTGCCACTTCCTCGGCTGCTGCCTGCATCTGATAGGCCGACGATGTGCCGAACCAGTGGCGAGCGCGCAGCGAACCACGATTGCCGTAGCGTGTCATACGCTCAGCAGTTCCTGACGATAAAAATCTGAGCACAAAAGATCTATCTCGTCCCTGGTAGCTCTCCAGCTGTTCTGTGCGGTCTGACCGTTTGCGGCGGTTGCCTCCCCGCTGGTGAGGGTTTTCGTCGAGCTTGCGCGGCTTGCGGTAGCTGGTGGGCGCACCGCGCTTGCGCGGGCTCAGGATGTTCACCTGGCCACCCAGTATCTGCTTATACACCGTCGAGCGGACTGCACGGTATGCCTCTCGCGGATCGTTCTCGATTGCACCGTGAGCATCTTGTGTTATCCGCTTGCGTGCAGCGAGAATGGCCTTCCGGATGACTATCTGGAAGTGCCTTCTCATGGCAGGGCTCTCGCTCATCAGAGCTTCGAGGGCCTTGCGGTGCTGTATTAGTCCGTTGACGCTGATGTACTCCATATTCATAAAAACCCACGCATTCGCTGCGTGGGTTTTCTGTCTAAAATCTTGTAATATTGCAACATGAGAAACTATTTTTTCTGTGCGTTGATGTCGCGGAGCAGGTCGAGCATGTCTTCCTGCTCTTCCTCGCTGAGTGGTGGCGGTGCGGGTTCGTTGCGCTCGTCGAGCAGGGGGATGGGTAGCCACTGCTCGGGTGTGAGGCGGTCCTTGTTGTCGCGCATGCCGAAGAAGCTGGTGAAGGCACAGAGTCGCAGCAGCTGCATCTTCAGGCGGTCGCGCCGGCGGTAGCCTCGGATGATGCGTCGCACCTCCCAGAACTGGAGGTCGTAGAGGAACTCATGGCGCGGTATGCCTATCTCGCCCACGACGAGCTGGTAGATGTCGTAGGCGCTGCTCAGTTTTTTCCCGAGTCCTCCTCGCTTTTCTTCTCGTCGGCGTTGTCGCCTGCTGGCAGCTCGTACCACTCGCGGCGTGCCTCGAAGACGGCCTGCACGGCGTCGATGATTTCCTTGGGGCGGGCGTCGTACATGATGTCGTGGTCGGTGATGGCGGGCTTGTCGGCAGCCGACATGAGGGCGGCGATGATGAGGTAGACGAGGTGCTCGGGGTTCTCGGCATCGAACATGTCGATGCTGGTGCCGGTGTTTTTATTGAATATGATTTCGGTGGCGTAGCAGTAGGCGATGTCGGCCTTCTTGCCGCCGATGGTGATGGATGATCTTATCATAGTTCTGTGGTTTTTTGGGAAAAAGCCCCGGATGTCCGCTGATGGGCATCCGGGGGCAGTGGTTATGAATTGGCGCTCGCGCCTCCGACGGTGATGCCGTCGTAGCCGGTGAGCGTGTAGTTATACTGAGCGTTCTGCTTGTTCTGTCCGTTCATGGTCAGCGAGGTCAGCTTGGCTGTGCCGCTGAGCAGTGTCGACTTGATGGTGCGATTGTTGGTGCCTTCCATCACGCAGATGCGCCAGTAGAGCAGGGTGTCGTTCACGTTCTCCTCCATGTCGGCCAGCGAGTTGGCGCCGGTGTTCAGTGAGTCGTTGGGCGTGAGCGTCAGGGCGCTGCCGGTGATGTCGTAGCTCTGTCCGGTAATCTCGTACTCGAGGGCATCGCCGGTGGTATCTTTCGTTGAGCTCTCTTCTGTCTGAGCAGACAGGTGCAGCTGCATCTCCTTGGCGGCTGCAATAACCGCCGTTGGGTTGGCAGCAGGGCTGAGCAACAGTCTGATATATTGTCCTTTCTGCATGGTCGATTAGCTGAGGGCTCCTGTTCCCTGATATTGCGAGCTCACGCTGACGGTGGCTCTGTCGTTAAACGTGAAGGTGACGTCGGTCAGCAGGGCGCTGCCACTACGCGAGAAGGCGGCATTCTGGGCGACACGGTTCTGCGCACCTGCCGTCTGGTCCCATCCGACGGTCACGGGCTGTGCGGCATTGAATGTCGTCACGAGTGCCTGGATGCTGGCCGGCTCGGCATCGTAGGTGTCTACCTGCGCCTGCCAAGAAGTCGACACGACCGTCTCCTGCGAATAGAAGCCTGCACTGTCCTTTGTCGACGAATCGTCAGTATTACCTTGTATGGTAATTGAGACGTTGGTCTCCTCGGGTACTGCGGCGCCTGCGACTAGCAGTCTGAAGTTCTGGCCTTTGATTTTACTCATATTCTTGTAGTTTAAAGAGTGTTCAAGGGGTTGTCTCGCATTGATAGGTAAGCACCTGCCACAGGCATGGCTTGTCAGGGTCGTACATCTTGCGACCGGCAGTGGGCACGGTGCTCATCGGGATGAGCTCGTAGTCGTCATCGTCCTCGTTGTTGTGCTCGATGAAGTAGTCGCGTATGGTGGCGCGCACCTCCTCCATGATCTCCGAGAGCTCGTCGCTGGTCCTTGCCGCCACCTCGATGCCTATCTGCACGCGGTCGGTGTCGCCCTCGTAGTCGTTGTCCTTGTTGGTGTCATCGTTGGTCATGCCGTCGTAGCTGACGATGATGTAGGGCACGGGAGCGTTGGCCGCGTCGCGGTCGGGCATCTGGATGGCCGTGTCGTAGACGTTGCCGGCCGGCAGACGCCCCATCAGGTGCGCATTGCTGCGCAGGGCCTTCATGAAGATGATGTCGGTGGAAAGACTCATGGTGTGACTGGTGTTTACGTTTTCAATCTAGAAGAATGGGGAGCCGGTGTGCAGTCTGTCGCTATTGCTGTTGCATTGCCGCCACACACCGGCGAACTATGAAAGATTCCCCAGAGAGAGGTCTAGCTGTTGGTCTTGGCGTACACAACGAAGCCGTCGGCGGCAGACTTCAGCACGGTCATCGAGAAGTCGGCGTTGATGGTGGTGATCACCTCGTCGGTGCTCGATGCAACGGCACTGTTGGCATCCACGCTCAGGCGGATGTTGCCGTGCTGCATGGTGGGCAGGAATGCGAAGTTGCCAAGGCCGATGTTGTGGCCACTCACGGCACCCTTCTGGGTGGCACGGTTGATGGCGTTGTTCACCACAACGGGAATGCCGAGCAGGCGGTTGTCGTTGCCGATGAGCATGATGCCAGAACCAGCGTCGAACGGTGTCACCTTCAGCTTCCAGAAGTCCTCAGCACCCATCACGAACACGCAGTTGGTCAGCGGCAGGTTGCGGGCTGCAATCTTGCCAATCATCTCAGCGGCGGTGTCCTTGGTGAAGGTAGAGTAGGTGCCAGCCTGCTTGCCGGGAACGTAGCCCTCAGTGCCGTAGGTACCAGTCTCAGTGCTCTGAGCGAACGGGCCGTAAAACACTTCGGTGGCCTTCGTGGTCGAGGCAGCAGCCCAGTTGATCTTCTGGCGGATGGCGTCCGTAACCTGGCGGACGATGTAGCCCTGAAGGTCGTAGTCAGTGTTCTCCAGTGACTGGTTAGAGATGCGCACACGCACCGTCAGACGCTGCTGGACGGGAACCTGCTTGTCGAGGTCAATCACACGCTCGGTGGTAGCGGCGAGTTCGTTGGCGAATACTGCCTCCACGCCACCGGCGAATGCCCACTGAATCTTGTTGCCTACCACGCCCGTTGTCATGGGCACGCCAGCTGTGAGCAGGATGTCGCCGTCTGGACGGTCGGTAGGAATGAGGTCAACCACGGTGATGCCCTGCACATAGCCCTCGGTGCCGGGGTAGATAACGGCACTGCCAGTGCCGGTCTGCTGGCCGTAGCTGATGCTCTCGCGGGTCATGGGGATGGAGAAGGTCTTGCCCTTCGGTGCTTCCTTCAGGAACTCGCGGAGCTCCTGGTTGACGTTCACCTTCGGAGCCACAGCAACGGCAGCAGCCTGCTTCTCCTGGATGGCCAGCGAGATCTCGCGGTTCAGGTTCTCAAACTCGACTTCGAGTGCCTTCTTGCTAGCCTTCTCGTCGTCATTCAACTCACGGGTCTGGATGGTGCTGTTCAGCTCACCCAGTTTGCTCACGACCTCGCGCTTGCGGGCCAGGAGCTGGTCAAGTGTCTTTTTTTCCATTCTTGAAACGTTTTAAGACGGTTTATACTAGTTTTTCTTGTAATGATCAGAGAGTGTCGAGCATCTGCTCCAAGTCCTGCTCACGCTGCCACTGGCGTGCCTGCTCAATCTCGCGCTCACGTGCCAGTGCCTTCTCGTGTTCCTGCTGCTCGCGCTGACGCTTGTCTTCCTCGTCGGCCTTGCGCTTGGCTTCCTCGGCCTCGCGGATGGCGGTCGGTGTGAAGTTCCATGCCTCGCGGGCGTTGCACGATGTCTGGCTGTATGCCGGGTCCATCGCCAGCGTGAAGGCTGTGATGCTGTCGAAAGCCTTGTGGGTGATGCGCACCTCCCTGTTGGCTCCACGCTCCTCAATCTCGTAGTCCTTTGGGAGGAACTCGAACGAGCAGCCGGTGATGACTCCCGAGCGGATGAGCTCCAGGGCACGGTCGCCGATGTCGCACTTAGGCACCTCGCAGCGGAAGTTCACGCCCTTGCCGTCGACGGTGATTTGCATGTTGCCCTTGCCAAGGCGCGAGCGTCCGATGGTGTCCTGACGGTTGTGCATGATGTTGAGCTTCACGTCCTGCTGGTTGATCCACGTCTGGGTGACTGCCTCGGGCTTGATGACCTCGCGGAACTCAACACCGAAGTCATCGAGCACGTTGCTCTCGGCGTTGAACACGATGGCGGTGCCTTCGACAATGCGGCTGTCGCCGCCACCCTCAGCCTCGCGGATGCTGATGTCGATGCTGCTGGTGCGCACTTCGCGCTTCGCGGCGTCGAATGGTTTTTTGTTTTGTTCCATGCGTTTTTTGTTTAAGAGTTTCTAATTGTGGTCATTTCTTTGCCTTGGGTTTACTGGCTTTTTTCTTGGCCGTGGCACTCGTCGGCAGGGGGATGACCTCGAAGTCGTCGGGGCGGGGGACGGTGATCTGCTCATAGAGCTTTCCGGTCACCTTCGAGCGAATCACATAGCCCTTGTCGGCGGTCAGCTGGGTGTAGCCCCAGCGTGCTGATTTCTGTGTTACATGTTCCATATTGTTGCTTGTGATAGGGTTATTCTACGATGGCTTGTGCCATGAACTGAATTTCGTTGGCCTGGCGGTCGGCATGGAAGGTCTCGGGCAGTATCTGGTAGGTGGTGTCGCGGTGCACGATGCGCGAGCGCTCGTCGACGAGCCTGTTCCATCGCATGCGCACTATCACCACGGCATAGCTGTCGAGAGCTCCGGCGTGCATGCCGGCCTTGCCTTTCTGCCATCCGACGTTGGCGTGCAGATGGGCAACGTCTTCCCACTCGATGCCGCCGGAGTCGATGCCCCGGATGCCCTGAGTGGCAGCTGTGCGCCGCTGGATGGTGATGCAGTCTTTCAGGAATCCACTTGAATAGCTCATAGGTTCTGATTTTTCTGAATGAATGTTCGGATCAGTCGGCCAGCTTGATGTATCGCTTCAGCAGCAGGTCGAAGCCATAGGGGATGATGCTCATGTTTTGAGGGCTCACCGGACTGCGGTTGGTGTAACTCAGGTCGACGAGCATCAGCGATGCCTGCATGATGGCAGCGGGCACGTCGTGCGATGCGGTGCCGAAGTTCTCAACGATGTCGTCGTAGTCGCGGTCGAGGGTGTTCATCACCACCTCCTCTGCCGCGTCGGCATAGAGTTCGAGCAGGTTGTCCTCGCAATCGAAGTCGATGCGCGAGTGCTGCTTGATGTAGTCGAGTGTGAGCCACTTCATTGTTCGCCTCCTTTCTGTCCTTCTTCACCTGGTTCCGGCTGAGGTGCCGACTGTTGAGCCGGTGCCGGTGTAGTCGTGCCGCTCAGCTTGTCGCTGCCCAGCTCTGCCAGGTTGGTAGAGATGTACACGGTGTCGCCATTCTCCACCGACGGCATGTCGTACTGCTTGCGCAGTTCGTTGACCGTGGCGGTGCCGGCCTGCAAGCGCAGCTGGTCGACCTTTGCCTGTGCCTCCTTGTCGAGGCGCAGCAGTGGCTGCTCGCACATGTGGAAGCGCCGGCGGCAGAAGTCGTGGACGTTGAGCAGCTTGCGCGTGAACTCCTCTTCTATCTCCTCCACATCTGGCTGGA